CAACCCGACGGCAGCCCGTATCGTGATCGGCTATGAGGACCTCTACGCGACGCTGGAGTCCGATGCGCCGATGAACGCGGGCGAGCAGGTGCGGTTCCAGGCGATGGCGGTGGACGTGAAGCGTCCAGGTTTCGAGGAGAACCAGACGCCGCAGCTCGTCATCACGCTCGACAACGTGGGCCGCGAGCTGATCGGCTACCTGGAGGCTGCTGCGAGCGATCCGAACGTCATCGAGGTCACCTATCGGCCCTACTTGTTGTCCGACCTGTCGGCACCGCAGATGGACCCGCCCATCACGATGATCGCCACGGACGTGCAAGTCGATGTCTTCCAGGTGCAGATCACGGCGACACTGGACGACGTGACGAACTGGGCCTTCCCGCACAGGCTCTACCAGCCGGCGGACTTCCCGGGCCTGATCCGATGACCCCGGCGCAGATCAGCGCCCTGGTCGGCAAGCGCTACGAGCTGGGAGCGGACGGACCGGACGCCTACGACTGCCGCGGACTGCTGCTGCACTGCCAGCGGACCTACTTCGGCAAGGCGCTGCCTGAGCTGCCCATGGGCCACGAGATGCGCGATCTCTTCGCCGAGCAGCTCGCCATAGGGGCATGGGAGCATGTCGACCAGCCCCGGCACGGAGACGCCGTGCTGCTCCGCGGCGGCGATCACCCGCATGTCGGCATCTGGCTGGTATGCGATGGCGCTACAGGCGTACTACACGCCCTGGAGGGCGTCGGCGTCATCTGGTCGCCTCAGCCCACGTTGCGGATGCTTGGGTTCTCGAGGGTGAGGTACATCCGGTTCCACTGATGCCGCGCAGGCTATGCCGTGGCACACTCCGGCAAACTCAACACAGGAGGGGAATCGAGATGCGCAAGGGATGGATTGTTTTGTCGGCGGCGATTGCTCTTTCGGGCTGTGCGCCAATTAGGCCGATAGTCATCGATCCAGAAATGATCTCTGAGTCGACCGGTCGTTATCCAGTAACCGTTGAACGCGGTAGATGGGTTGGCTTGGATACAACCCCCGTTGGTATCTATGTGGACCGAAAACTCGTAGCGACCGTGGGAGGAGGCCAAGTAGTCACGATGTATGTCGCTGAGGGAAGGCATTCGGTTGGCGTTGGCCCGGCAAAGGGCAAACCTCAGGTTTTAGAGCCCATGGACGAGGTTGCTGTAGATGTGTCGGAGACGTCTCGTCCGATCCTACATACGAATGTCTCGGCATTGGGATACAACGGATGGAAGATAGAACGCGTCAGCAAATAGCCATTTACCAGAGGTCAACCCCAACCCCGCTCCGGCGGGGTTTTTTTATTGCCTAGAGAAAACGTATGACCGCAACGATTGTCGAGATCACGAACTGGGCGAGGCCGCATGTCGGCCGCAGGATCCACCGCGTCCGCAGCCGCACGCGCATCGACACGCAGCTCCGCAAGCAAGGGCTGATCGTCGGCCGCGGCCGCAAGGTGCGCCGCGTGAAACCGTTCGTGGTGACCACCGACGGTAAGACGTTCCTGCTTCAGTCCGAGTGGCGGCGCACGCTGAAAGACGGCGAAGTCCTAGCCGTCATTGCGTGCCCGCCGGCCGGTGGCGGCAATGGATCGCGCATCCTGGCGGTTCTGGCAATCATTGCGCTTAGTATTGTCACCGCGGGTGCTGCGGCTGCTGCGTTCGGTGCCGCTGCTGGCAGTGCGCTAGGAATCGGCGCCGTTGCCGGCGGGCAGCTTGTCTTCGGCGTGACGGCCGCAGCTGTGACGATCGCCGGCAACATGCTGCTGAACGCGATCATGCCTCCGCCCAAGCCGCCCAGCGGCCAGAACCGAGGCAGTACCAGCCCGAACTACTCCATCCAGGCTCAGGGCAACACGGCCCGCCTGATGGAGGCGCTGCCGGTGCTCTACGGGCGCTTCCGCATCTACCCCGACTTTGCGGCGCAGCCCTATACGGACTACCGCTCGAACGACCAGTACCTGTACCAGCTCTTCGTCATCACGCAGGGCCAGATGCAGATCGAGGCGATCCGCATCGGCGAGACCTCGGTGGACGACTTCTCGGACGTGCAGTACGAGGTGATCCAGCCCGGCGGCACGGTGACGCTGTTCCCGGACAATGTCGTCAGCTCCGAAGCGGTGGCCGGCATCCAGCTGGAGAAACCCAGCGATGGTGGCACTTGGTCCGGCCCCTTCGTGACGAACCCGCCGGAGACCCAGACCAATCGCATCGGCATCGACGTCGCGTGGCCCGGCGGTCTCTACCGCTACAACGACAAGGGCAAGAAACGCACCGCGAACAGCCCGTGGCAGGCGCAGGCCCAGTTGATCGACGACGAAGGGAACGTGCTTGGCGACTGGTTCGACCTGATCAACCAAGACAAGTGGAGCGACAGCGAAAAGCCGATCTTTGAGTCCTACACCTTCGATGTGACGAAGGGCCGCTATCAGGTCCGGCTGCGACAGAACCAGCCGCAGGATCAGGACGGCCAGATCGTCAACACGATGAGCTGGCAGGGCCTCAAGGCGTACCTGCCGAGCAAGGCAAGCTACGGCGACTGCACCATGCTGGCGATGATCATCAAGGCCGGCGCGCAGGTCAACGGCACGACGTCGCGCCAGATCAACGTCATCGGCACCCGCATGCTACCGGTGTTCGATGGCACGCATTGGAGCGATCCGCAGCCGACCCGCAACCCGGCTTGGGCCATCGCCGACGCCTTCCGCAACACGACCTATGGGCGCGGGTGGCCAGACAAGCGTCTCAATCTGGATGGCCTGCTGGCACTCGCCCAGACGTGGGATCAGCGCGGTGATACCTACGACGGCGTGTTCGACACGAAGGTCTCGCTCTGGGACGCGGTGAGCCAGATCGCCCGGGTGGGCCGAGCCATGCCCATGAACTTCGGCGGCGTCATCGAGATCATCCGCGATGCTCCGCGCAGCGTGCCAACCTTGGTGCTGACGCCCGACAACATCGTCAAGGGCTCGCTGCAGATCAACTACAGCTACATCAGCTACGACTCGCCCGATTACGTCGTTGTCGAGTACATCAACCCCAATACATGGCAGCCCCAGACCGTGGACTGCGCGCTGGACGGCAGCCCCAAGCTGAACCCGAAGAACGTCCAGTTGACGGGCGTGATCGAGCGGGCCCAAGCCTTCCGCGAAGGCATGTACATGACGGCCTGCAACCGCGACCAACGAAAGTTCGTCACGGTCACGGTAGAGATGGAGGGCTACATCCCGCGCTACGGCGACCGGATCGACATCAGCCATGACGTGCCGCAGTGGGGCTTGTCGGGCCGCATCGTCGGCTACGACCCGGAATCGCGCACCCTGACCACCAGCGAGCCGCTGGCGTGGTACGAGGGCCAGAGCCACTACGTCGGCCTGCGAGCGCGCGACGGCTCCTCGCAGGGCCTGTTCCGCGTGACCCAGGGCGCGGATCTCTACCACATGGTGCTCGCCGACCTGACGCCTGCGCAGGCGGCTGCCATCTACATCTCCGATGGCAGCTCGGAAGAGCCGACCCTGTACCAGTTCGGCCCCGGTGCGCAGCAGTACCAGTCCTGTCTGCTCCTGCGGGCGACGCCGAAGGGCAACGACCAGATCGAGCTGTACATGGTCAACTATGCCCCATCGGTGCATGAGGCTGAGAACAACGCATCGATCCCGCCGCCGCCGTCGCCGTCCCTGCTGACGCCGGCCAGCGGCGCGCCAGCGGTGGGGCAGGTCGGAATCGTCCAGAACGATGGCTCCCAGACCGTCCATCTGACGGTCGATCCAGTGGCCGGTGCGGTGGCCTACGAGTTCCAGGTCAGCTACGACGGCGGCCAGAGCTGGACCACCATAGGCGTCAGCCCGACCAACTCCATCGATGCCGTCATCCAACCGGGCAGCGTCATCGTGCGCGCCCGTGCTATTGGCGCGACCGGCACGCCCGGCGCGTGGTCGCAAACGCCGGGCACGGTCCAGGACAACCATTTCACCGTCGCCGGCCTCGCGCAGCTCACGGCCACGGGCGTGCAGCTGGGCATCAATCTGACGTGGGTGTATCCCACCGGCCTCGGCGTGGTGGATGCGGCCTCCGTCGAGCTGCTCATGGGCAACGCGGACGACATCAGCCTTGCGCAGCCTCTGGCCACGGTGGCCTATCCGACGAGCGTCTACAACGTGGTCGGCCTCGTGCCCGGGGATACCCGGCACTTCTGGGGCCGCCTGGTCGGGCATGCCGACGGCAATATCTCGGCGTGGACGCATGCCGCGGCCGTGGTGCCTCCCATTGAGCACCTCTTCGACGACATCAACGCCGACATCGAGCAGCTGGAGCACGACGTCCAAGGCGTGCAGAACGATGTGGATGCCGCCATCGCCCAGGTG